TCATTATGAGTTTGTTTACTCATCTTCTTGAATGTTAGATTCAATGTCTGATCAAAGAATGTCGTTCCATTCTCTCTAGATGAAGTGATTGTCTGCTCAAAAGATGAGTTTCCTTTCACTTCAAACTTAAACCAAGTAGGAGTACCACCGAATGAATCAATCACATCCGTATCGGTAACATCATAAGTGATAGCACCTAATGAATCAAAATCAGCAAAATATACTGCAGTGATACCACCTACTACATCCTTACAAGGTTCGTTTCTTCCTTTTGTTAATACACAAGCCATATTCTAAAAATTAAAAAAGGGCAGACAAGCAATCGCTCACCTGCCCCTTTAAGGTTAATCAATCAATCAGATTAAGTGTAGTATACGATATCAGCACCAATACCAATCTGAACACCTGCAGTGAATCGCATGATAACACGAACATTTTGTGATCCATCAAGATCAGCCATGTCTAGCAATTTCACCTCGTTGTGGTCAGCCAACAAACCTGTACCAAAGAACAAGTTGCTCTTCTGAGCCGCTACGATATCATTGTCTGGCATACCAGAAGCAACAAACAATTTAACGCCATCAAAAGCAAGATCTCCACCATTGTACCAAGTAGTACCTGCGTTATTCACACCATTAGCACCTAATCCAGAAGCACCAAATCCACCTAATGCACGAACATAAGCACGAGCAACAGATTGAGATACATATAGGTATAGATCCTCTTTTCCGTAAACTGCAGTAGGGATAGCATCAACTACTTTGCCCAACTCATCAATAACATTAGCAGCCGTGATAGTAGTACCTACTACATCAACAACATCACCATCAGCAGCCAATAGCTTAGTGATACCATCAAACTCACCTGCAGTAGCATTAGTACCATTCCAGATGTTTTGCTCCATCTTCTGAGCAACTTTAGCAGCAACATGACCGATCAAGTAATCAGAGAAGTTAGCAGGAAGTTCATCAAAAGCAGAGTAACCCATTGAGATTGCTTCCCAATCAGATACAAAGTCGCTCTTACACAATTCAAGGTTCACCTGAAACTCCTCAGGAGTAAGAACCTTCTCAGCCAATGTCAAAGTAGAAGTATCAGAGAAATCACAAGTTGCATCTTTTACGATAGCATCCAATGACATAGTCTTTAGAACCTCTTTGTATTTAACATTAGGTTTAATAGTGATACCGCCACCTTCAAGTGTGTCGGCACTCAACAATGCAGCAGAAATATATTTCCCTGCAAATTCACCAGCATAAGTGGTAGTAATTGAAGTGGTTGTAGCCATTTTCTTCTTCTATTTAATTTATGATAATTTACTCATTACACGAGATAAGGTGTTCGCATTAGCCTTCTTGCTAAATTGTACCATATCTGGTTTCTTGTCCACAGGAGCAGCAGTTACTTTCTTAGCAGCAGGTGCTTCATCAGCACTCATCTCTACCTCTGTAACTTCTTCTTTAATCTCCTCAACAACTTCCTCAGAAGCCATCTCTTCTTTTTCCTTGCCCATCTCTTGGATCATAGCCTTGATCTCATCAATAGCAGCAGTAAACTCTTCTTTGCTTACATATGCCATTTCTTCCTCAGCCATTTCCTCCTCAACAGGTTCTTCTTCCTTCACTTCTTCAGCAGCCTCACGAATCTCAGCAATAACGCCTTCCTCTTCAATGATCAACATACGACCATCCTCTAATTCATGCTCTCCTACAGGAGCAGCTACCTTCTGATCATCTTCACCGATAAGAAAAACATTCTGACCTGCTTCAAATGATTCTGCCTCTACTACAACGCCTCCTGCGAGTTTCATTGTAGCCATTTCAACTTTTACTTCCTCTTGGATTTCTTCCTGAATTTCAGGAGTCTCATCCTGAGGAGTAAGAGCCATTTCAATCTTTTTGAACACTTCTTGTAAATTCATTTTCTTGAACTTTTCTAATTAAACAACTATTTATTAAACTTTTGGGTTATTTTCAGATCTCTCCCAATTCCTTTAATTTACTCTCAGCCCATCTCTTACCTGATAGACCTCCCCAAAGCATATAAGAGATATATCCACAGGATTCTTTATCTCCCTCATCATAATACTCTTGCGCTCTGCTTAGATAGGAATACATCCTCTTTATTGTTTCCAATGATACAGGCTGCTTCTGTGCTAATTGCTGCGCTCTGATCTTACCCACCTGAGTAGCACATTTATTTCCTCCCTTCTCATTGAGTTCAATTCCCTTCTTTGCATTGTTAGATACTGAATCAGGATAGTCTCTGTATGATTCCATATCCAACTTCTTCCCTGATCTATATCTCTTATCATTCTTTACTACTCCCTTAATCAATCCCAATAGATAAAGTGATAGGAGATGTTCTCCTTCTTCTGATTCAATTTCTGATAATTGAGAACTGAGTTCAATAACTGACTCTCTCTGCATGAACCATCCTTCAATACTGAATCCTTTAACTTTTCCTGATTTGACATACTCCTCCCAGATATCTTGATTATTGACCTTCATTGAAACCATCCAAGTTCCCACAGGATATTCTAAGCCATAGGCTCTGCTCTTATCCTTCTCAGGATCTTCAATGATCCAACTCTCAACCAAAGATAGTCCAGATATCTTCTCCTGATGCTCTAGAGTAGCATTGCCCTGTTTCCCATTCATGAGATACAACTCAGATGCTCTCCTAATTGTCTCCTTAGTGAAGAATACATAATACTCATCCTCTCCCTCTCTTCTATAGATTGGTTTGTCTGGAATCATCGCTGCTCCCATCAGGATCTTCTTCTCCTGATCTACCTCCTTGAATTCCATCTTCTGATCCTTGCTCATTGTGATGAAATCCTCCTCAATAGCAGGATGTTCTACGATGCTTATTGCATCAATTCCATGAAGGAGTTTCTCCTCATCTAATACTAACTCAAAAAACTTCATATTATCCGAATGTTGCCGTTTGTTCTATTTTTCTATCCATCTTCCCTGCATTCTGGATATCTTGATTTACTACATACGCTCTCATAGGCTGACCCTGTAGAGATTGAGTAATCTGATTCCCTAGATCTGATACCTGAGTATTCAAAGATAATCTAGGAGATATCTGTGGTGCTTGGATTGAAGGTCTAGGTGTTGATCCTCCTCCTCCTGTTTTAGTAGGAATTGGAGTAGCATATATCTGTCTAACAGATGCAATCCCTGAAGCAATAACCCCTGCTGCACTAATCGCTCCAAATATACCACCCTGAGCCAATGCTTTAGTAGCACCTGTATATGTATTGATGATAGCCTCTGCTGCACTCAATGCTTTTCCTGCCTGTGCATTCTCCCCTGCAAGATTTGCTAATGATCCTAATGCACCTGCAACGATATCCAACTCAGCCATCTTCTGAGTTCTCGTCTTTTTCAAAGAATCCTGTCTGATATTATCAGCAGATGATGCATATTGCTGATCTACCATCAACATATCAGATCTTAATCTCTTATGCATATCCAACTCCATCTGAGCTGTATCTGCTGCAAATTGGATCTCCTTAGATGCTACCTTAGTGAATGCTTCCTCATAATTCTTAGTAGAATCTGTAAGTTCATCCTGAGCATTGGTAAATGCATTTAATCTAGTCTGAAGCGTTCTCAATCTTCTTGCTCTCTCAGACTCTAGTTCAATCACCCTAGCCTCAGCTTCTGCTTGTTCTCTGAGATCATCCCTAGTAGATTCCCCTAATGCAACTCTTTCTCTTACAATTCTTGCTCTTTCTTTAGCAATCGCTATCTCATCATCTGCTATCTCATTCTGTAGCTTAGCAGCCTCTCTCAATGCATTGGCTCTCTCCTCATTACTCTTAGCTTCATCCTCAGCCTCTAATCTTAACTGCTCAATAGATGCTCTCCTCTTCGCATTGATCTTAATTAACTCAATCTGTCTATTCTCCAGAGCCTGTTGTGCCTTCTCTAATTCAATCGCTGCTTTTCCTTCTTCTCTCATTTCATCAACGATTCCAGAGAATGATCCCTTCAGTATATCTAAACCTTCTGAGAAATCTCCTGATAGAATCTTAAATAACCCCTCTCCAAAAGTAGAAACCCGATCAACTAACACATCTACTACTGCGCCAATCCCCTTCATTGCCTGAGAGAGTTTATCCGCTCCTCTCTGAGTCTTACTAAAGAATGTTACCAATGATCCAAGAGCAATCACCAAAAGACCTATCCCTGTTGATGCTATAGCAACCTTCAGAGATTTGAATCCCTTAATAGCATTCCTTATCCCTACTATGCCATTCTTGAATCCAGATACTAATCCTCCTGTAAGTTTATCAGCC